TGTTTCCGCGATACCTGCTGGAAGCACATATATTAAGGTAATCAATGAAAATAATATCAGGTCTAAATGACTTCTTAAGTGCAAGTTCATTAAGAAGTGACTTAAAGTGTCCAGCATGAGCGGAAGCAGTAGGATATTCCTTAATAATCAAAGTGCCTTGAGTTTTCTTAGCAAGATTATTTACCTTAGTTTCAAACATACTCTTTGGCAGTTCAACAATATCCTGAATAGGAACATTCAGAAGGTTTGCGTCAATTCTCTCAGCAATTCGTTCTTCCGCCATTTCCATTGTAATGTACAATACGTTCCTCCCTTGGAGCAGGACGGAGCTAGCCACATGGCACATGAATAGAGACTTCCCGACGCCTGTACCAGCAAGCGCGATGTTAAGAGTTTTGTTAGGGAGCCCACCTTTCGTGATTTTGTTAAAGTAGTCGAGATCAAATTCAATTTTTTCCTCCTTTCTGTGATAGGTTTCATATCGTGCTTCGTAGTCTTGTAGGTAGTCATGACCAATATGATTATCAAAACTGACTGACAGTGCGTCAGAAAGGATAGATGGGATGGCGTCACGGTTCTTCTTTTCATCATTGCCGTCAGCAATATGAATAGACTCCATGAGTGCTAAGTAAATGGCACGGTCACGGCACCACTTCTCAGTGGTATCAACCAACCACCCAAACTCAACAGGAACGTCTTCAAGACATTCAATAGTGCGAACGAGTTCCTTGAAGATAGACTCATTCACATCATTTCTTTTCTCAACTTCAATCAGAAGAACTTCTTGAGTTGGCATTTGATTGTATTCCTGAATAAACTTCAGGATCTCTTCAAATACAATCTTTTGGTTTACATCTTCAAAGTATTCACCTTTGATAAAAGGAACTACCTTGCGGGCATATTCTTCATTAAATAAAAGGTTTCTAAGAATTAGAAACTCAACCTTCTCCATAACTAAATTCCTTCTGTGCGATTTGGTCAAGTTGTTGCATCACTTCTTCAGTGAAATAAACCTCAGGTTCTTTTAGAATTGCCTTTGCATAGACTTTCTTACCATCCATTTCATAACGTCCTGCTACGTTTTTCCAGAGTCCTCCGATTTCTCCCAACTCAAGAAGACCATAGTAGCGATCAAGGCCGCGCTCGTCGTAATAAAGGCGTACAGTAACATCCTTGTTCTCCTTACTCAAACGCGACTTAGCAGTCTTAGCCTTGATAAGGTTTCCGACGATTGTCGTTCCATCCTTTTCTTTCTTCTTGCTGAGATGAATGATTGTAGAGGCTGCGTACTTGAGTCCACTGCCTCCTCCCATTTCTTTAGTTGGAACATAAGCACCGATAACATCGTAGGTGTGGTTTGTAACGATCATTGGAATCTTTGCTTGACCTAACTTGAGGGTAAGCATACGGAAAGCACCTTTGATAAGTTGGGATTTGGTCATGTCCCGAACTTGTTTGTCATTAAGTGCGTCAGTAATCTCCTTCTCAGTAGAAAGCATCCCCAATGAGTCTAGCACAAACATGCAAGGTTTGCGATCATCTTCTGGTGCTTTGAGATACATGTCTACAGCACGGAGTGCTTTACTGCGGAACTCCTCTACTGTGACGACGTTCACTACCACTAGACGGGTGGTATCAATGCCACGGGACTCGATGAGAGACTTAGTGATGGCAGCTTCAGTATCAAAATACAAACAATACCCATCAGGGTTAGTATCAAGGAAGTTTTTAACCACTGCGAGGGAGAAAAAAGTTTTTCCAGTACTAGACTCCCCAGCAATGGCAGTAATCTTATTCCCAGATACACCACCAAATATAGACCCTGAACAAAGTCCGTTAAAAATGTACGAACCTGTGTCCACATATGTTTCAGATTCATCGATGTCTGCGGCGAGTTTGGTAAAGTCATCCCCAATTTCTTTTACAATATCTTTCAAAAAGTCCATGTTTAAATCCTACTAAAAAGTTCTTCTGAAGTTTCTTCGGTCATTATCTCAATGACAATAGAATATCTATATCTGTTTGGAATAAGACTGCAAGGAGGTTCTGCAGTATGAAGCAGATGATCTGGATGTATCACTAACTCCCCTTCTCTAACAAAGTGTCTATGAAATTTTCCAAACTTGTTCTTAAATGATACGCTGTCTCCTCTCTGTGTTTGATAATAGTATATTCCACTGATGGTGGAAGTATTCTTGTGATGATGCCATCCAGTATTATAGTCTTCCGCAGAAGACCTGTACATCCAACACACCTTGGAGTTTTTTCTAGAACGTGTAAACGGTCCAAATAGTTTCCTTGACTCCTCATAAAACTTTTTATATAAGTCATCAAAAAAAGTACCATTGTACTCCATCACTGGAAAGTTATAACTATGAAACTTTCCATTAAACTTTCGATAGTTATGTTCTATCTGACGGTTAATAGACAACCTATCTCTATCACTCACCTTTAGAAAGTTTGGTATAGATACAACTTTATTATCTTTTAAAAAATTAGTATCCATTAAGAGAAGAACGAATCAAGATTTACCGTTTTTTCCACACTCCATCCAATAGCATCAAGAATAATCTTGAGCGGTTCTAGAAATGCTTTGCTAAATTGTAGTTCGTAGTCTACATATTTGTCAAATCCAAGTTCCCTAGGAAAGTCTTGAATGAATGAAATGACATTCTCATGAGTGGGGTTTGGTTTCTTAAGGTAGCAGAACTTGATTTTCTCACCATTCTGAATAAGTGAATACTTGTTAGTCAGTTTTGCTTCCTTAATATAGTGGTTGAACAAGAGTGCTCCTCTAGAATGAATAGGAGTGCCCTTGGCATAGATGTTACTTGTAGATTTATACTTATCAACATCAGATACACTTCTAGGAAATGAGATCTGCTCTGGAGGAAGTTTTCGGAAGTCAGAACGACACTTTTCAATGAAGTCTTGAACTTCGTCTTCTGTTCCTGTCATCAGAATCTTGAATACATCTTTCAACATCTTACGGCAAGGTGCTGGAGTAGATGACTTCACGGACTCAATACCCATAACTTTGAGTTTGGGTTCAGTGTATTGGACACCTTCACTATTCCATACGTTGAGAATATATCGCTTCTTCGCAGTCCAGATGCCACGGTCAGCAATATTCTCACGCTTCATTTGCATTTTCTGTTCATACGCATTGACGTAATCCGCAAGGTTTTGATAAGAGGATTCGATGAACGGTTCCAACTTGTCCTGACAGATTTTGTCCAGTATAGAAACAATCTTGCCCTTGTTGTCAGCTTTATCACCAAAAAATTTATCAACAAGAGGTCCAAAATTAATATAGATTGAATCGGTGTCAGATGCAATGACATAATCTACACCTTCTGTTTTTAACAGAGTATTTAGATAACTATTGACTCTCATCTCAATCCAACGAATAGAAACCTGACCAGAGAGAGTAATTGCCTCAGCGTTTTCTAGTTTGTAATAACGGAAATATTGGTTACCAATAGCACCATAAGCAGAGTTAAGAGAAATCTTCTTCGCCATTTGAATGTTGTTGCATCTAGCGATCTCTTTTTCAAGTGCCTTAGTAGGCGTCTTCTCATACTGCTGCTTGGCTTCAAGCATTCGTTTCTTGAATACAACTCGGTCTCCATACATCTTCTCCATTAATTCAGGAAGAATACCCTTCACGTCCTTTCGGAACATTGCACCATTTGCACAAACTGAATTGTCTTTATACAACTCAAAGTTAGTCTCTTCGTTGAGAATCTTATTCACAGAAACATTAGGATGTCGATCCTCTAGCAAAGTCTCAGGTGAAATGTTGTATTGCATAATCAGGTGAGGATACAGAGAGTTCAAGTCAAAACTCACAACCCAGTCATATACACCTGGTTTGGGTTCTTTCACATAGGCACCTGCATACTTTTCGTTCTTATCAGAGCGAACCTTAGGAGGAATGACAATATCACGTTTCTTGAGATAGTTGTAGATGATATTATCCCACATGCGTACCTGATAGAACACGTCGGCATAGTTGACCTTAGCGTCATATGCCATCGTCAATGCAAGTTCAATCAGTTTCATCTTGTCTTCCAGACGGTCAACAAGTTCCACGTCAACAATGTTATATTCAATAAACTTCTGCCAACCATGAGTGTAGAAGTCTTTGAACGTATCAAACTCAGAGTGATCCAGTTTCTTCTGACCCAGTTCTACCTCAGCAATGTAGTCCAGACGATAAGACTCCTGTGCCTTGTACGTGAACTTCTTATAGAGGTCAAGGTAGTCAAGTTGGGTCAGACCACCAATATCGAATACAACGTGCTCACGTCCCTTAATAAACAACTGTCCTTCGGTCACAAGACCCCAGTTGGAGAAACGCTTCATCAACTTCTCTCCAAGCACCCTGTTAAGGCGTTTACAGATGTATGGGATATCAAACAACTGGATGTTCCAACCAGTCACAACATCAGGAACATTCACCATCCAATAGTTGATGAAGTGACTCAGCAAATGATGCTCACTAGGACAATGATGATAAGTTACATTATCCTGTTTGTTGATAAAAGGTTTAACTCCCCAGGTAATGATCTCCTTTGACGTATAGTCTTGAATCGTGATAGCAAGAATCTCTTCTTCAGCAGACTTTACATCTGGAAAACCATACTCTGCAGTCGTCTCAATATCAAGAGTGACTAGTTTGATATGACTGATATCAAACTTGATTTCATCTTCAGGATACTTTTCAGAAATATATTGACAGACATACCTATCATTACCATAGATCTTAAAACCATCTACTCCATCATATTTTTTATAGAACTCTCTACAGTCACGAACACTTCCAGGTTTGATTGCTTCTACGCATTCACCCTCAAGAGTTTTATACTTTGTTTCTCTCTTTGATGGGACAAACAAAGTCGGAGAAAACTCCTCTTTGAACATGACTTGTTTACCATTATCATAACCACGAACGAGAAACTGATTCCCGATCATTTGCACATTGGTGTAAAAACGCATTTACTTAAGCAAGTCTTGGTATTTTTCAAGTAGTGTAGGTTTGGGATCACAGATTGTCAAAATCTTATCTGAGTGCATCATGTAAGTATTCTGACTAGTGTAATCAACTAACCAGGGAGAAAGTGTTTTGTCGGAGTTAACGACAAACGGTTCAATAAGTTTACAGTCTGGTTCTCCAATGTCTCCACCAACTTCTTCTATCTCAGAAATCAGAACAAACCCATCCCGAAACACTAGTAGTTTAACTGTTTTTTCCATTTTTCAGCACATCGTTTTCATACATTTCTCTTAGGGAATCAATAGGTTCCACAATGGTAATAACCCAGTCATTGATGACGGGAACTTTGGTATCCTTTGACAGGGGCAACCAGGGGAAAAGACTGATCTCAAAAGACTTTTCTTTATCTTCACCATCATTGGTACGCATCTTTACAGCACAGGGTTTCGTAAAGAAGTATCCAACAACTCTTTGGTTATCTTTATCACCAACAATCATTTCCTGAACATCAGTGACAATATCTTCACCAGATTTCAGCAGTACAAGTTTTACAGACATAACACAGCATTACCTTCCATTAGTTTAGCAATAAAAAAGAGGGGTGTCAACTGGTTTTTGCCAGTTACCCCTCCGTCTGCGACGACGATATTCAATATTATTTAGAGATAATCTTTTCGCTTGTGGTGTTCTGGAATAATCTTTTGAAGAGTAATTTCTAAAAACCCATCCTCAAATACAACTGATCCAACTTCCGTTTCATCTGTGAGGGTCCAAGTTCTGGTGAAAGATCGCGCAGCCACTCCTCTGTGGATGTAGTCTTTTTCTGTTTCTGGCTCTTCTTTGTTACCCTCGACAAAGAGTTTGCCCTCTTGGGTGTAGACATTAATTTCGTCCTTTTTAAATCCTGCGAGTGCTAATTCAAGTCGAAATTCTTGTCCGCTGACTTGAACTAGGTTGTATGGAGGATAATTACTCTGCGTCTCAGGTATCGTCGTAAGACGATCAAAGTAATCATTCATACCAATACTGTTCCTATTTATAAGATCAAGGAACTGATTTAAATTGGCAGCATTATACTTCATGAGGTTAGTCATTTACTTCTCCTTTTAAAGCGAGATTTGATTGTGTGAACCCCGAAGGCATTCACTATTATATAGTAGCATAAGACATAAAAAACGGGGTGTTGAACCCCGTACTTTTTTATTTGGTTTTCTTTACTTTCTTCAATCTAAAAACATAAATGTGTTTTCCTGGAGTGCTAACATACTTTGCGCGACCATCTTCTAGAGCATCTTTGACTCTTTGAGCAAATGGTTTCAGTCTTTTCACTCCCTTTGTATCAACATGATATGTACGAATGCACTTATCATGATATAACTTACCTTCAAAATCAATGACTCTTCCTTTAGCGGTCAGTCCATGATATTCAAAATTGGTTGCTTTATAGATGATTCCAGTATGATTATAATGTGCATCTGCATAAGATACAATGACTTTATAGTTAGAGTTTTTCTTCAACCAACGTAAAGTTTTTCCAATAAAATAACTTTCAGTACACTTTGGAGTATTATCAATACAGCATAGTCTTCTGAGTTCAACTACATCACCTTCAGAATCACCATACTTCTTCCAAGTATTTGCCATACCCAGTGGTCCATAAATCATCGCACCAATCAAATGTCCCTCATAGAAGAGACCAAAGACTTGAGATATACGCAATCCATTTACATTAGAGGAATAATGCCACCTTTCAATGAAATCTCTGACGTACTGAATAGTTGTTGGTTTTACTTTAAAGTCAGTTACTTTAGCATTACGACAATCAATCTCTTCATACAGTAGTGATATCAATGAGTTTGACTTCTTCATATGTTTCTACAATAACCTCTATAATAGTATTATACACTATATCGTAATCTACACCAATCTTCTCCCAAAACGACTCTCCCCCAATATACAATATACCATCTTTAACATATTCATAAGACTCCCCAAGAGCAGTTGCAAAAAAAGGATTGGTTCCGTTCTTATCAGTAGTTTCAAGAAGTTTTTTTATCGAATCTTTTTTATGTGTTCCTGTTTGAGTATTTGTTCCTGCTTTCATCTGACCTTCACCAAATAAAACACGAAGATCAACACCTAGAACTTTACCCTCTTCTTTATCTATATTGATAACAGATGTTCCACAAACTGCAGCAATTTCTTGCAACTTAAGTCCAAGTCCAGTAGAAAAAGTCCTCTCAAAAGTACTATACAAAAGGATTTCAGGAACCGCTGCTTTTAGAATGTTGAGTTTCTTTTTATCAAGACTCAGATTCTCTCTGATTTTATCCAGAACCTGCTGTTTAAGTGGGAGTAGGATTTTTCGGATTTCTTTATGAGGATCCAATGTTGCAGTCATTGAAATTGGTTTTATATGCACCTATTATAAGACAAAAAAAGACCCCAGTCAAGGGGTCGCGGGAGTTCCGATTGTAGAGTGTGCCGCACGAAAGACACGCAGTTATTTAGGACTCTTCCTGGGTCTTTCCTTTCTTACCGATATTATACTTCTGCTCCAATACCCAATCAGACTTGTCTTTGTATGCCAGAACTTTGATTTGGTTCAATGGTGCAATGTCAAGGATGCTTTCATCATTGACTACTGTGATAAGTCCCCAGTCAGACAAGAGATGTGCAATACGGTTACGACGTTGAACATCATTCACTGTCAGGTTAGCGTGCTTGCCATCAAGAGCAAACAGTTCCTTAAAGTGAACAATATAATAACGCCCCTGCTTATGCAGGATGTGGCAAGACTGATAGAGTTTTTTCTCTTTCCTTGATGCAACTCCAATACGAGTCAAAGTCTCTCGCACTTTCAGAAAATCATCTGGTTCATTCAAGGTAACTTCCACCATCATATTAGGTGTCCAGTTAACCTGAGGTTCAATTGTTTGTGTAGTCATTTCGTTCCGCCAGTGTCAAGTCGTTGTTTAATAAAATCTAGTTGTTCTTGGGTAAGAATCTTCAAAGCCTGAGATGCCTTTTCATTACTATAACCATAGTATTGCTTAACGCATTCTAAATCTTTGACTTTATCTTTTCGGAGCCAGGGAGAGAATCTCTTCTTTTTCCTCAAACTATTTAGATAAAACAAATATTGCATATCCTTAGAGATA